CTTGCGCTCATGAGTAAGCAATTCTAAGACCATTGATTCAAGTTTATCTATGCGCGACACGATATTTGATGCCTCAAGTATTGATGGCACTTCATGTCTGATAATGTATCTAAGTCCACCGACAATTAAGGCACAACAAGAAAGGATGGCAGCTACAAAGCCTGCCCATTCAGCCGGGCTCAACGCCGGCCGAATGCTGCGTCGTTAGGATTTAGCCAGCGTAGAATTACTGGAAGGCTTGCTACTAACGCTGCATTTACAATTGCAGGTACATCCCAGCCCACCGCTAAATAAGTTGCTATTCCTGCGGCTAAAAAGCTTCTTGCCCAGCTTGCTGCTACTGCCTTTGCTTGCTCCATTTAAGGGCTCTCCTGTCAATATAGGGATTTGAAACATACTGCCATCTGAATCGCCCTTAGCAGTAAAGCTAACATGGATGTGTGTCTTATGTGGATTTATGCCTGTGTATTTTCTCCACTTATAGTTTTTCTTCCAACTGGCAATTTTGCCGTTGAAGATAATGTAGCTGATTCTCTTATCAGTTCTGGCAAGTAGCCGTAACTGATCCGCCAAATCAAATGCTTCGGCTGGGTTGGCTTGCAGATTAGCGTTAATGTCAATGGCACGAACAATGCCTTCAGCAGTTGGATTGTGATCGGACTTACGCGCTGCATGACGTTGATCACCGAGCCACCCCTCTGGTGCAACTCTACTTCTATCGGGGAACGCATCATCTATCTGCTCTCTGAGTTGTTGCCCAGCTTTGCATAACTTAGCCAAGAAGCAACTTCGCTTCTTCTTCAGTTAAACCTAAACGCTCTAGAAGTGCAGCGCGTTGAGCAGCTTTAGCGGCTTGCTGTAATTTCAGATTTTCTGCTTTTGCTTGCGCTTCCTGCGCTTCTTTTATTTGTGCAGGTGAGTAGTCTTGTTCTGATATTTCATTAGTTGCAATATCTAAAATAGTTTCTTTCATATTAATTTGCTCCAAATATTCTCAAAGTGCCTGCATCAAAACTGCCAGCAGAAGTAATAATAGAAATTGAACTAATTACACTTGTTCCTGCATATCTAAAAGTGCCTGTTTTAGCATCACTAGGGCTAAAATTACCGCTAGTAACAATTGTGCCAAACTTGTTACCTGTGCTGTTTGAGTTTTGTATCCAAACACCACCAACAAAACCTGAAGCAAGATTTGCACCAATACTTAATAGATTAAGTGAAGTTGCGCCACTTGCCGTATAATCGCCACCGCCAAAATTATGAGCCCAAACATCATAATTTGCTCCAGTATCAGCATTAAATCGCATTGTAATAGTTGGTCCAGCAGATGAATTAGTTGAGATACTCTCAAACATAACAAAAAACTGGTTATAGCCAGACAAACTTGAAACTGTGTAAGTGCTGCCGCTAGGTGTTCCTGATGATAATGAAGTCCAAGTTGGCCCACTAGCAGCCGTTGCCCACTTCAATCCTGTTGCCTCAGCGCTGTCGGCTGTAAGAACTGTGCCGTTAGCGCCTACGCCCAAACGTGTATCGCTAGTAGAAAATGTGTAGAGATCGCCTTTGGTAGTTAAAGGTGATACAGCGCCTACCTGTATGTAATCATAAAATATAGCCGCGCTTGCGCTAGTAAAATATAAAATGCCTGCATCATATTGTGGCAGAATTAAACTACCAGCCGTATTAACTGTTGCCGTGCCAGCCGTAATAGTCGTAGCACCTGCTCCAATGTTTTGTATAAACACAGTATCACCGGCGCTAAATAAACCCGTGTTTACTGTAATAGTAGTTGCGCCTGCTGCGTTCATCGCAATAGTAGTTCCAGCATCGGCAGCTACTAAGACATAGCTAGCGGTCTTTGTGCTGGCAGCTCCACCACCCATGGCTGTTTCTTGCAGGCTGGTCATTTGTGCAGCCGTCAAGACCTGCCCTGTGGTAAACGTTTGTTTAGCCATTTATTCTCCTAGTAGCTTAAAGCGTTCGTGCCTATTATACCCTGAGTTGCAGAGTTTAACAGGAATCCGTTGACAAGGCTTTCACCTGTGTAAACAGTTGTGATCATACGGCGATCACTAAAATCATGAGATAGCCCTTGCACTAGCAAGGTCTGTATTGCCTGGGTTGAGCCTGGCATATCCTTCTTTACTGTAACAGCATCTAAGAGCTCTAACGCTAGTCCAGCCTCACAGCGTGGTATATCTGAGCCATCTTCTAAATTGAGCTGAATTGAATCAATACGCAATTCCACATCTGAGCGTGTAGAAAGCAGCATAGAAGCCATGTCTAGGCTTACTTGGTCTGTTTCTACCAAGATACCTGATCTAGTTCCAGAATGGATAAAATAGGTGTCTATGCTGGTCTGGTCAAATACGTTTTGCGCCGTTCCATTTAGGCGTTGCACAGTAACGTCATTTATCAGCAAGTCTGCATCATAGTTAACTGCTGCCTGCTGGTAGGCAATACCTGTCCCATCATCGGCGAAGGTGTAAGACACGCTGCCTAGAGATTGCGTTATTTGGCTTCTAGACAGGAATGTAGCCCTTCCCTCGGCATCTAGGTAGAATCCCCCTAGTTCGCTGTCCTCTACTGTCCTAAGGGCTGCTAGGGCTGTTCTAGCCCCACCTGGGTCGGCTTGTAGGGTTGTATCCCCTGCCGATATATCGCGCAAGCCTGAAGGGTAATCAAGCTCATCTAGAATGGCATTGATTCTAGCCCCAGTTAATTGACCTGCTGGTGTGCCTGGAACTGTATTGATTTGAGCCCCTGCAAACAAACGGAAGGCATCTGTACATTCAAACCTAACACGGCTGACCTCATTTGTGCCGATATTGAAGTTAGTTACATAGTTAGTGATAAAGCCTGTGAATAAATAATAACGTGTGCCATTGAAATCTGCATAGACCTGAATCTTGCGTAAAGGGATTAAAAGCCCATAATAGGGGCTTAGTGGGTTTTCGGGATTCCAATCGCCTGTTTGATCATAGATTTCAACAATGCAACTGCCAGCTTCAAACTTAGCCTGCAAACGATTGCGACCACGGCGTATGGATACATCTTTGATTAAACTGGTTATATCTACGTAGTTACTGCCTGTTTCAGCCAATTGACCAAAACCTAGTTGCCCATAATAAGCATCATCTAAAGTCATAGGGTTGACCAAGATATTGATGCCAGGCGTGAAATCAATGATTGCGCCTATTACAGGGGTTGCCATTAAATTACCTGTTGCTCAAATATAACGTCAATGCCAGACTTTTGATAGTTTAGAAGTGTGTCATAAACTGTTTGTGCCAAGTCATTTTCAGTTGTAACGCTTCCGGCTACATTAACTGTTATTTCAAGTGGTGGTGTGTAATCTGGAATGAAAAGGCTTGTAAAATCTAGTCCAGCAAAATTGAAATCCATAACGCCAAGTGATGCTAAGACAGAAAATGATTCACTCAACATAGCTGCTGCATCTGTTAAAGCTGTTGTTGCCTCTACTGTTGCTGCTTCGGCTGCAAGGATATTAGCGACATTTTCGCTTGCTATTGCTAGGGTTTCGGCTTCAATAACTGCTGCTGTTGCTGCAATTGCCTCGGCTGCTGCTGCTGATTCAGTAAGGATAGTGGCTGCCTCTGTTGCTGCTACGGCGGCAATTATTGCTGTATTAGCTGCTGCTTTTTCTTCAGCAGTAACGGCGGTAGAAACGGCAACTGCTGCTGCCTCAGTTGCCTCTGCTGCTTTTGCAATTGCTTCGCCTGCTTTTGCTACGGCAACTGCTGCATCGGCTTTTGCTTCTTCTACTGCTGCAACTTGTGCTGAGGCTTCCGCTTGTTTTGCGGGATCACTTAATGCTGCTATTGCTTGTGCTGATGCAGTAGGAGTTATGATTGACGTGATTGGCGCTGTGCTGACAGGCGTGTAATTAGCCAAGAAATCAACAACTATCTTCTTTTGACCAATAGCAGTTAATTGAGCACTTACGTTGTTTAGGCTCTTTGTCCAATCAACAAAAGGATCATTGGCTTTAGGATACGTAGTTAATTGCTTAACTATTTTTGCATTTTCCTCTTGGACTTCTTTTAGCTTCTTGACCAAATCCTCAGCAGCAGTAGCATTTTCATTGGTAATAGCCTTCATCAATTGCAGGCGTATGCGTTCTTCTTCAGTAATCTTGCCTTTAAGAGCAGCCTCAATCTGTATTTTCTCTAAGTCAAACACAGATTTGGCTTTATTTAATTCTTGTTGGTTCTTCTTATCCTTCTCGGCTAATTTTGCTGCCTTCTCGCGCTCTCTAAGAATCTTCTTTTGCAGTTCTAATTGTTTAGCATAATCACGCACAAGACCACGATTAACACCAAACTCACCCATTTGTGGGTTAGCAAGTTGAGCGCGTAATTCATCTAACTTAAATTGCTCACCTGCATCAATGCGGAAACCTGTGTTTAATAAAGCCTTTGTGTATTCAATAGTCAATCCAGCACGTCTAAACACGTTTCCAATTGCCGTGCCAAAGTCAACAAGTTTCTGCAAACCTTTATCGTAATCACCATCGCCAAGTGATTCTAAGAAGGCAATAATGCCAGCGCCAACTTCTTCGGCTAGATCACCAAAAGCGATTTTCATCTTGTCAATCTTGCCAGCGTAAGTGTCAGCATTATTCTTAGCAGCACCAGCAAATTGACTATTAAGCGCAGTTACGCTTTCCTCAAATCCCATGGCCTCTAGCTCAGCGCTTGTGTAGGCTGTTTGTAATTTACCTAAAGAAGCAAAGTTGCCATTATATGCACGGCTTAAAGCTGTTGTAATTGACGTTAAATCTTTGCCTGTGCTACTAGAAATATCCATCGCAAGGTTAAGTAATCTCATGGATTTTTCGGCATCTAAAGTTGTGCTTAGTAATCCAGCAATAGCAGGTGATAACTCATCTTTGCTTATTGCTGTTGCTTTTTCGCTTTGCTCTAAATAATCTTCAATAGCCTGTGTGTTGTATGCCAAGCCTAGATTGCGAAGGCTTGCCTCTAATTTATTGGCAGCACGATCTTCTTCAGCAAATGCTGCAACCGAGCGCTTTAGCGCCTGAATACCAGCAATAGCAATAAAGGTGCTTTTGGCTGTGCGAGCTAATTTGTCAAACTTCCTGTTAAGACTTGTGGTACGTTTTTCAGCAGCCTTAAAGCCTTTGTCCTTAAACTCGGAAGCAATATCAATGCGAATGTTTGACATTAGGCTGCCTTTCTAACTGTTGACCTTGATTTTAATGTGGCAGCAGCTTTAGCAATTGCCTTCATTGTGGCATCTAAAGCTTTGCCATTGTTTTCAGCATAGGCAGCATACAAGATACGCCCACGCAAACGGCTCTTGCTGTCATATCGTTTTAATGGGCCAACACCATTCATAGCGCCAACAAAAATACGACCAGCATTAGGGTTGTTTGAATTGCCAATATTCTTATAGCTTTCGCCATATTTACGATCTGCAATTTGCCTTCTACCTAATGGGCTTTGATTTCCGGCAGTTTCTACAATTGCGCCAACTGCTGATTTGTTTAGCAAAGAATACAAACTTGCAAAACCTTTGCTGTTGGCTTTTTTACGTGCAATTGAATAAGTCAAGCCAGTTCTAATTTCTCCAGAATTGTAAAGGGGAAATGCGCGCCTGCCTGTAACACGGCTAACTGGCTCACGGCCTTTATCGTTCCAGTTATACAAATTGCCGGGTGCTTGGCCTGGAACTTTAGCCTCAGCATCTTTGACAACTTCTTTTAAGGCAAAGCGGATTTCAGCGTTCATCTCTTTTAATAGGTCAGGCGCAAACTTCTTTAATGCCTTTTTTAGCTCAGGTACGCCTTCTACGACTACTGGCATTTTTCCTATCTTCCGCTTGTTTCTTCAAAACGTGATGGATAGCATCAAGCATAGTTCTATCCATATTAACAAACTCACTAGGCGCAATTCCTGTATGTACAGCTAGTTGGGCTATTCTGTACGTATAGGAATCACGCGCTAGCCATTTGGGGAATCATCACCCAGAACTTCAACAGCCTTTAAAGTTCCAAGAAACTTATCCCCAAATGGAAATACGTCTGGCGCATCTGCTCTACGCAAACATTCCCATGCAAGCCAATAAATATCGCTCTGCTTTTGATCTTCTCTGAAAGCCTTGTAAAAGCCTTTCTTAGCATATTGCTCAAAAGCATATTCAACAGCAGGTGTTATCTCATGGATACTTTCCGTGCCATCTGCCCTTACAACTTTTAGACTTGCCATCTTTGCCCCTTTGTTAAATTAGAACGTGCCGGTGTCGGCTACTGTTACAGCAGAGTTTACAGTAAACGTAATGTCTTGTGTTCCAATATCACCAACCGCGCCGTTAATAGGTGTTAGGTTGTTGACAAGAATATCAAATGTATACAACGGGTTAGTTGCTGATACTGCTGGCACTTTAGCCTGCACCATCTTTACAGCCACAGTTGTGCCAAAAGCGGCATTAAGTGTCTGCAATACGTTTGATGTTGCTGTGTCATTCAAAAATGAAACAGTAAGGGTTGCTGATTCTAACCCTTTTACGAATTTGTGGGCAGTATCTCCCATCGCAGAAATTTCCAATTCGTCAGCAGCTCTATTGAGCGTAACTGACGTAACGTGGTCGCTAAGATCAATCGCGTTAATCTTTAGACCAACAGTATTATTCAAAAATACAGCCATTTAGCTTATTCCTCGTCTTTCTTAGTTGTTGGTTTT